CAGGTTCGTGGTAAGTTATCTGGTGGAACTGGTATCACATATAATAGTGGTACAGGTGCTATAACTACGACTGATGGGGATATCGTTCACGATAACCTAAGTGGATTCGTAGCAAACGAACACATTAACCACACTAATGTATATTTGGTCACAGGTACAGGTTTGACAGGTGGTGGTAATATTACCGCGAGTCGAACTCTGAATGTAATCGGTGGCAAGGGTATCATTGCAAACGCAGACGATATCCAAGTTGACTCTGGTAACATTAAGGGAATGTTCTCTGGTGGTACTGGTGTTACATACAGTAACGGTGCAATCAGTATTGGTCAGGCAGTCGCAACTACAGATGACGTAGTATTCAATGACTTGGTTGTATCTGGTAACTTAACAATCACTGGTTCACTGACAGACATTGCAACTACTAATCTGACAGTAACCGATAAGAACATTGTCATTGCAGACAGTGCTACTACTAGTGCATTGACAGACGGAGCAGGTATAACATTCGGTGCTTGGAGTTCGGGTACTAAACCTCTGCTCAAGTGGGATCACGGTAATACTCGTTTTGATTTTAACAAACCATTAGCGGCATCTAGTTTTGCAGGTAATATTACAGGTAACGTAACTGGTACAGTATCAGATATATCTAACCACACTACTGCCGACCTAACTGAGAACACTAACCTCTACCACACTACTGCAAGAGCAAGAGGTGCCATAAGCGGCACAACTTCTGGCACTGGGTTTGGTGGACTATCGTATAATAGTACTAGTGGTGCAATGACCTTTGCAAAGGTCACAACTGCCAATATACGAAATCAGATTAATGTGGCAGGTGACCTCGCATATGATAGTGGGTCTGGTCAGTTGTCATTCAGTGAGACATACTCAAGTGCCGCAGAACTACTGAGCGCACTAAAGACAGTTGATACAAACTCAAGTGGACTGAACGCAGATAAACTTGATGGAGAACAGGGATCACATTACAGAATTAATGTCTACAATTCCAGTGGATCATTATTAAACTAAGGTAAAGAACATGGCATCACCAGACACTAGAGACGAACTAATCGACTACTGCTTTCGATCATTGGGTGCGCCCGTACTCGAAATCAACGTGGCAGACGAACAAGTCGAAGATCGCGTAGACGAAGCATTACAGTGGTTCCGTGAAATGCATCCTGATGGAAAGAGACGATTCTACATTAAGCACCAGATCACACAGGCAAACCTTGACAATAAATACATTGACCTAACCGAAGATGTGATATCTGTTATCCGTATGTTCCGTGTTAACAGTGCCCACGCGTCTACTAACTTCTTTGACATCAAATATCAAATGCGAGTGAATGATATACATATGTTAGGATCTGCTACCGCAGACCTTGGTTACTACGAACAAATGGAACAACATCTATCATTACTTGATATGAAACTAAGTGGGGAACCACAGATCACCTTTGATAGACAAGCAGACCGTGTACATATTCATCACGATATGTCAGAGTTCCTTCTTGGTAACTATGTGATACTAGAAGTCTATGGTGATCGAGATCCCGGAGTTGCCGCGAACTCTCCCTTGAATTCTTTATGGAATCATAAGTTTCTCAAAGCATACACTATTGCATTGATCAAGAGACAGTGGGGACAGAATATGTCTAAGTTCGAAGGTATGCAACTTCCCGGTGGTGTTGTTATCAACGGCAGACAGATATACGATGATGCCTCGGCAGAGATCGAACAATTAATGGTCAAGTTTAGAGAAGAAGAAGACGTTGGCCCAATGTTCTTCATAGGATAAATTAATGGCAACTAACCCTTGGGTATCATCTGGTGGATTCCGTCCTGAACAGAACTTGTATGAAGATCTCGTAATTGAGTCTTTAAAGTTCTATGGTCAGGATGTCTATTATTTACCTCGTGAACTAGTCAATGTAGATAAAGTCTTCATGGACGATGTGCCGTCACACTTTAGTGATGCGTATAAGATAGAGATGTATGTTGAGAACGTTGATGGGTTTGGGGGTGAGGGAGATCTCTTCTCTAAGTTCGGTGTTGAACTTCGTGACCAAGCAACCTTCGTTACTGCTCGTAGACGTTGGAAGTCTCTGATCGGTGACAAACTAGATTCATATAACTTCCGTCCTAGAGAGGGTGATGTAATATACATTCCATTCTCTAAGTCTATGTTCGAGATCTTTAAGGTCGAGACAGAAACTCCGTTCTATCAATTGAACCAGTTACCTACCTTCCGACTACAATGTGAGTTGTTCGAATACAATGACGAAGACTTTGATGTTGGTATCGATGAGATCGATGACATTGAACTAGAAGGTGCCTATCAGTACAAACTGAATATGGCAAGTGCTGTGAATGCTAATGCCACTGCCTCATCATTAATAGATGATAACGGTAGAGTATATGGATTAACTCTGGAAAATCGTGGTATTGGTTATAACACTGCTCCCACTGTTACAATAGCATCTCCACCGGGAAACAACAAGAAGTTTGGTACAGGTTCTTTGGACGTAACCAAAGGTCGTGGTGTTGAAGCATCATACACACAGACCCACGTCAATGGTAGTGTCGAAGCATGGGTGTATATAAATACATTACCTGCTTCAGGTACCCAAGCAATCTTCTTTGAGACTGGTGGTAGTGGTCAAGATGACAAGACATACTTCTGGGGTGTTGGTAACACAGGACAGTTAGTATACTCTCGTGGTAATAATAACGGTGGTGGTATTGATACACTCACCAATAATGATATCTTGTTTGAAGCAGGAACGTGGCACCATATTCTTATTGGAGCATCTGGCACAAACAACCTAGTAATCTACTTTGACTTTGTTAAGAAGTATGATGCCAATATCGCAGGTGTTACTTGGGATTGGGTATCTGCTAATGGATTCTCGGTAGGTGCCGATGCCGCAAGAACAGTCGATGGTGTTGATTGGAACGCACTACAAGGTTTCGTTGATGAGTATCGAGTTAGAGTTGGTACCAAAGCACAGATCATTGCAACACGATATGACTCCGCAGGTACTACTAATCTGGCAACTCAGACTGCCGCATGGACATCTGATAGTGCAACTGCATACCTCAATAACTTTGATCCTATCGGTGCTACTGGATCCTCTGTTTTAGATTCGTCTGGTACGGTCAATTCTATACTACAGATCGAGCAAGGTTTATATTATGATGTTGCCCCTGCCGTAACTATTGCTCCTCCATACACTGGTGGACAATACAAACGTGGTGAAATAGTAACTCAGACTAATAGTTCTTATACGATCAAGGGAGAAGTTGTTGCTTGGTCAGATAGTGATAATACCCTATACCTTGCACACGTTGGTGCGACAGACGGCAAATTACACACCTTCTCGAAGACCCAACAGGTGATTGGTGCGAGTGCGGCATACGCACCCACTTTGGTATCTGAACTGATGGAAATCAACGTTTCTCCTACATTAGGTGGAACTACACAGAATAATTTCTTTGATGACTTTGAATCAGACTTCTTAGACTTCTCTGAAGGTAACCCATTCGGAGACATGGAATAATGTTTGGAACACACTTCTATCACAAACGAGTCAGGACTGCCGTATCGGTATTCGGTTCTTTGTTCAATAACATATATGTTTTGAGAACAAATAAAGACGGAGAAGTTATCTCCCAAGTTAAGTGTCCTCTGTCATATGCACCCAAGAGATCTTTCATACAAAGACTCGAAGAGATGAGATCTGGCGAAGAGTCAGAACGTAGGGTCGCAATGAAGTTACCTCGTATGTCATTTGAGATTACCTCTATGTCATATGATGCCCAAAGACAATTACCTAAGACTAATAATTTCTCTACCGCAGTAGCAGGTAGTACTACGCAACGCGCTCAGTTCTTTACCTCCGTACCATATGATATGACATTCGATGTCAACATCTATGCTAAGAGTCAGGATGATGCATTGCAAATGGTTGAGCAGATCTTACCTTACTTTAACCCACAGTACACAGTGACGGTTAAACCATTCTCTGCCGACTACCCAGAGATCAAAGAAGATATCCCTGTAACGTTACAGTCAGTATCTTTCTCGGATGACTTCGAAGGATCGGTAGGTGACCGTAGAACAATCATCTACACACTTGCGTTTGGTATGAAGATATCCTTCATGGGGCCACAGACCAATAAGAGCATTATTCGTGAAGTTAACAATAACCTATATAATATAGGAGCAGACAGTGATGTCTTCCTTACACGCCTACGGACTACACCCACACCTAATGGGATATCTGTTGATAGTGACTATGGGTTTAACTTAACATACCTTGACAGTGCTAGTTAAAAACTATGCTCGTTACATAAAATACAAGTATGGGTACAGGCACTCTAGAAAAGGTACATTGGTGAATATATTAGTATGACCGAAGAAGAGAAGATCCAACAAGATTATGATCAGAGCAGAGATACTTACTACGACCTTATAGAAAAAGGACGTGAGTCTTTGGAGTTGATGATCGAGGTCGCTCGTGAGAGTGAACATCCTCGTGCCTTTGAGGTTCTGTCTGGTATGATTAAGAATATATCTGATGTCAACGACAAGTTGATGGATCTCAATAAGAAGCACAAAGAGATCAACAAGGCAGACCTACCTGCTCTTCCGCAAGGAGGAACAACCAACAATAACGTATTCCTTGGATCAACTACTGAACTTCAACGTTTTCTACAGAATGAAAAGAATGTGATCCCCCATGACGATACAGACTAAAGACTCATATCTTGGCAACCCTCAAGTAAAGAGAGATGGGGTCGAAGAACAGTGGGACAAACATAAGTTAAGAGAATATCAAAAATGCATGAACGACCCTGTATACTTTTGCAAGACCTATGTGAAGGTGATACATCTTGATCGCGGTCTGGTGCATTTCGATCTATACCCATATCAAGAAGATATGTTCAAGCACTTTGACGAGAATAGGTTCTCTATTGTCCTTGCTTGTCGGCAGTCTGGTAAGTCTATTAGTAGTGTGGGTTATCTACTATGGTACTCACTCTTCCACCCAGAGAAAACAATCGCAATCCTCGCAAACAAAGGTGCCACTGCACGAGAGATGCTTGCGCGAGTTACGCTCATGTTGGAGAACCTTCCGTTCTTCCTTCAACCGGGATGCAAAGCACTCAACAAAGGATCAATCGAATTTAGTAATAACTCTAGAATTATTGCCGCGGCTACTTCTGGTTCTTCTATTCGTGGTATGTCTGTTAATCTACTCTTTCTTGATGAGTTTGCTTTTGTTGAAAAGGCTGCTGAGTTCTATACTTCAACGTATCCTGTTGTCTCTTCGGGTGTTGATACAAAGGTAATCATTACCTCTACTGCTAATGGCGTGGGTAATCAGTTCGAGAAGATCTGGACAGGTGCCGTACAGGGTGTCAATGAATACAAACCATTCCGTGTGGACTGGTGGGATGTTCCCGGACGTGACGATGCATGGAAGAAGCAAACTATTGCTAACACATCTTCATTGCAGTTCGATCAAGAATTTGGTAATACTTTCTTTGGTACTGGAGATACCCTGATCAATGCAGAGACACTGATGGGTTTACGCGGTCAGGCACCCCATCTTGTTTTAGAATCGGGTGACTGTTTAATCTATAGCGAACCACAACCCGAACATGAATATATTATGACGGTAGATGTGAGTAAGGGAAGAGGGCAGGATTATTCGACGTTCAACGTCATAGATATTTCCGAAAGACCGTTCAAACAAGTTGCGGTCTATAGAAACAATAGTATCTCTCCATTGCTCTTTCCTAATATTATATATAAGTATGCGAATCTCTACAATGAGGCATGGGTAGTAGTTGAGGCAAATGATCAAGGTGGTGTGGTCTGTAATGGATTATACTACGAACTAGAGTATGAGAACCTCCATGTATCTAGCGCAACTAAGGCAAACGCACTAGGCATTGAGATGAACCGCAAGGTTAAGAGACTGGGTTGTTCTGCTATCAAGGATATCATCGAAGAGCAGAAACTGCGAGTCTATGATGAGAACACCATACTAGAGATCTCTACCTTCGTAGGTAAGGGTCAGTCATACGAAGCATCTGATAACAACCATGATGACTTGATGATGAACCTAGTAATGTTTGGATACTTTGTGTCTACGCAGTTCTTCGCAGATATGACAGACATCAACCTTAAACAAATGATGTTCGAGGAAAGAACACAAGCGATCAGTGATGACGTGGTACCCTTCGGATTCATCGATGACGGATCTTCCTATATAGAAGAGACAGATAATAATTGGCAAGGTGGATGGCACGATATAGGCGATACTACAGGTGATCGTGATTGGTAATATTAATATATTATCCGGTGTCAGACGATTGTCTTATTATAGCAGAAGAATTACATTATGTCAAGGAATATTATGATACATGATTACATATTTGATGTAGACGGAACACTCACTCCAAGCAGAGGAACTATGGATCCTTGCTTCGAAGAAGAGTTCATCGCATTCGCAAATACTCACAGAGTGTTCTTAGTTACAGGAAGTGATAGAGCGAAGACACTAGAGCAAGTAGGCAGTGCCGTTTATAATGCTTGTATTAAAGTGTTCAACTGTAGCGGCAATGACGTTTGGATGAAAGATAATAGAATACTTTCTAGCGTCTGGCAACTACCCGAAGAAGTTAGATCATTCTTGTTAACAAAACTAGAGATGAGCGCATACCCAGTACGCACAGGAATACACCTCGAAGACAGAACAGGTATGTGTAATTTTAGTGTTGTTGGTCGTAATGCGACCCAGACCGAACGGACACATTACTATGAGTATGACTGCCAAACTAAAGAACGCGCCAAGATTGCCAAAGAACTGAATGAGAAGTTTCCGACATTACAAGTAGATGTAGGTGGAGAGACTGGTATTGATATATTCCCTAAAGGATACAATAAGGAACAGATCCTAAGAGAGTTTGCTACTACCGAACAGATAAAGTTTTACGGAGATCGTACAGATCCAGAAGGGAATGATTATCCTATCTCCAGTAAGTTAAACCCCAACCAAGTATTTTCGGTTAGTACTTGGCAAGATACACGAGAGTTATTATTATGAGAAACATTATACTACAACACTTCACAGGTAAACTAAGACCACTAGATAAACTCTCCGTAGAGAACATCTCCGCATATGCTGAACGCATAGGTGTCGAATATCAGTTCGTGGAAGGTCAGGTCTTTAGAGAACACCTCACACCCCCCTGTCAGAAAGTACATATCCTAGATGAGAAGTGGGACGAATACGATGACGTATTGATGTTGGACATTGATATGTTTGTTACAAAGAACCTCAGACTCAATGTCTTTAAGGCAGAGGGAGTAGGGTTCGCGGCAGGTATAATACAGAAGAATCTGAAGAACAAACTTGTATTAGAAGGTCGCATTGATGAGAACACTGGTTACTGGGGTGGAGCATTCTATAAACTGACTCGCGAACAGAGACAGAAACTTCGGTCTGCAATCCCAGACAATGATGAGTGGATGGATAGATACAATCAACCTTACAAGTATGAGGATGAGGGTATTATATCAGAGTTGTTCTATAGAAGCAAGTGTGAATGGAAAGATGCTGATCCTATGTGGCAACAAGATAGTTATCTACCTAACCACCAAGCAGGGATGATTCACGTCCGTACCAAGATCAAACCCGAAGGGCCAAAGCGAGAGAAGATAGAGAACTACTATAGTATGCACATGGCAGGAATTCTTTGAACATAATACTACAACACTTCGCAGGGACAATGCCTGAGTGGGCAAACCAAGCAGAGAAGACGATGCGCAAGTATGCCCATGCCACAGGCGCAGAGTATGAACTAGTCCTTGACTTTCCTATGGGAGAGGAGTTGGGGTTCACACCACAGAAACTTTGTATGCTTCAAGAGAAGTATGACAAGTACGATCAAGTGTGTATGATTGACATGGACACTATCGCCACACCCGAACATGAAAGTTTCTGGGACAGACCAGAGATTGGTGTACTACACGACAGGGCAATGGGTGGACATAATGCGCTCAATGCCGTGACAGGAGAACCACACCGCAGTAGAACATACAATGCCGCACCTGCTTTATACAAAGAAGGGGCACACATATTCTTTGGTAACTGGATCAAGTTGAATCGGAACCAGAGAGTAGAGTTAAGAAAACATTGGGATCATAACTTGTTTGTATTATCACTAAAGGATAAACATCCCGGAGATGAGATCATCCTACACTACCTCCTACATAGATCAGGTATACTTGACGGCAAGACAGTCGAAGAGATCTGTATGCGATGCGAAGGAGATGACCTTTCTAAACTGAAGTTTCGAGAACATGACAGGCACGACAAGAAGTTCTGTAACCAACCCGAAGACTCACTACCTAATGCTTCTATCATGCACTTCTGCGCAGGTAGGAAGCGAAACATTATACCAACCATCAAACAAATGTATCCGGAGGGAATATGAGTGACGATCTATTAATACCCAAAGATAAGATAGACCCCAAGTACTTGGCACAGGACAACCCCGATCTTTGGACAGAAGATAAACTAGAGGAGTATGCCAAGAAACATAGTCATGGTGTGAGTGATCGTAGCAGAGGAACCTATACTATCTGCGATATACACAGATTGATATACCACAAGATCTTATCTAAACCAGAGACTCTGGTAGAAAAAGATGTTCAAGCAGAAGTAATACAACTACTAGAGCAAGCATTCGTAATTGCTAAGAAGACCGATGCTCGACTGAGGATGTATAAACACGACTTTGATGAGGGATGGTGGGAAGAAGAGAAGAACAAACATGAGGAGTGGATGAAGGAATTGAAGAGATAACGGTGCCTTATTCTGTAAATAACTATTCTTATAAATAAAACTATTGAACATAAACGTATTATGATAACCGTATTATTCGTTAACGAAACTAAAGGAAAATGTTATGGCTGTTAAACCATCATCTCCTGCAATCAATATCAGTGAAATCGACAAGACGGCAATTGTGCCGGCAGTTGGTTCTTCTGGTGGTGGATTCGTAGGAAACTTCCGTTGGGGCCCCGTACACCAAAGAACACTAATTGCTGATGAAACAGGATTAGTTAGTACTTTTGCGGCACCTGACGACGCGAACTCGGTAGATTTTCACTCTGCCGCGTACTTTCTTAAATACTCACAAACACTACAAGTCGTTCGAGAGAACAACGGTGGATCTAACGCACACAATGCATTAGTACCATTGACCTCTGACTCTGCTACTGTGAACAACCTTTCTCATTGGACGAACACTGTATCGTCTGCTGTTGGTGAAGGTGGATCAAAGATCTCTACTGGTACTTGGGTTGCAAAATATCCCGGTGCTTTAGGTAATGCATTGACAGTATCTTTCTGTCCTGCTGATTCTGCTTTTGATCACTTCAATAAGCAAAGCGATGCATCGCTTGGTCACGTCAATGGTTGGGCATACGCAGGACAATTTGATGGGAAACCGGGAACAAGTGCTTATGCTCTTGCTAATGGCGGTACTAACGATGAAGTCCACGTTGCTGTAATTGACCGTACTGGTGCTATCTCTGGAACTCCCGGATCTGTACTAGAGACGTTTGAATACCTCTCTGTTGCTAAAGGTGCTGTAACTTCAGACAACTCACCTAACTATATCTCTGACGTATTGAATGGACAATCTCAATATATCTGGAATGGTTACTTCGGTGATGACTCAGCATTTGGTTCTGCTTACAGTAACGTTGGTGCTACTTGGGGATCCTCTACTGATGTTTCTTCTCCTGTTGAATATGGGGTAGGAAATGCAACTGATCTTCCTGATGCCGTGCGTACTAGCAACCTTGGTTCTGGTGACGAAAGTGCCGCATTAGGTACTGGAGATCTCTCGACTGGTTATGATCTGTTTGAAGATAAACTTCAGACTGAAATTGACTTCTTGATCGCTCCACAACATGGTTCTGCCGGTGACGGTACAACTGTTGTGAATGATCTAGTATCAATCGCAGAAGCAAGAAAAGACTGTGTAGTAGTAACATCTGTCGATAAGACAGGTATCGTGGGTAAGACAGATGCACAAGCAACAACTGCCGCTGTAACATTTGCTAACTCGTTAACGAAGTCATCTTACTTAATCTTAGACAACAACTTTATTAAAGTCTTCGATAAGTATAATGACAAATATATCAACCTCCCTGCCGCGTCAAGCACCGCAGGACTAATGGCGGCAACTGATGTTATTGCTGATCCTTGGTATTCACCCGCAGGTCAAAGGCGTGGTAACTATCGTGGTATCACTGATATCCTCACTAACCCCAACCAGACTCAACGTGACTCACTGTATAAAGCAGGTGTTAACCCTATCGCGAACATTCCCGGTACTGGTTTGATCTTGTTTGGTGATAAGACTCTTCTGGGTAGACCTTCTGCCTTTGACCGTATCAACGTGCGTAGATTGTTTATCGCAATTGAGAAGTCTATTGGAGAAGCGGCAAAGTCTGTAATGTTTGAATTCAACGACGAGTTTACTCGTGCAGAGTTCGTGAACATTGTAGAACCCTTCTTGCGTAGAGTTAAAGGTCGTAGAGGTATAACTGACTTCCGTGTAGTTTGTGATGAAACAAACAACAATCAGGAAGTTGTGGACAATAACCAATTCGTAGCGTCAATCTTCATCAAACCTGCACGTTCTATTAACTTTGTTCAATTGAACTTTGTTGCTGTTAGAACAGGTGTGGACTTTGAAGAAGTTGTCGGTTCGGTAGGAGCATAAGACATGGCGATTTTAGGTGTAGATGACTTCAAGTCAAAACTAAAAGGTGGTGGTGCCCGTCCTAACCTCTTTAACTGTAAAGTTAACTTTCCTGCCTATGCTATCGGTGATGCTGAATTAACATCATTCATGGCAAAAGGTGCGCAGTTACCTGCTTCCGTAATCAACCCAATCGTTGTTCCATTCCGTGGGCGACAGTTGAAGATTGCAGGAGACCGAACTTTTGAAGATTGGACTGTAACTATTATAAATGATACTGGATTCGAAATTCGTGACGCTATGGAACGATGGATGAATGGTATCAATTCACACAACGCAAACACTGGTTTCAACGATCCTGCTGAATACCAAACTGACCTTGCTGTTGAGCAACTGGACAAAGATGGACAGAAGTTGAAAGTATATCACTTCCGTTCTTGTTTCCCAGTCAACATCTCAGCAATTGACTTGAACTATGATACTGTCGATACTATCGAAGAGTTTCAGGTAACGTTCAACGTTCAATACTGGGAAGCAGATGGCGTAACTTCGTAGTTACGACAGGACTAAATATATGCGAAGGGGGGACTTTCTCCCCTTCGTACTATATCTAAAGGATAGGAAATGGCAGACGATAACAACAATATTATTAAACTATTCGGTTTCGAACTTTCTCGTACTAAGAAGAGAGAGCAAGGAAAAGAAAATGATAAACTTCCCAGTATCGTTCCGAAGACGGATGACGATGGGGCAGGATATGTTACCGCGTCTGGTTCACACTACGGACAGTACATTGATATCAATGGTGACAATGCGAAGGATAACGCAGAACTCATTATGAAGTATCGCGGAGTTGCTCAACATCCCGAAGTGGATGCGGCAATCGAAGACATAGTGAACGAGAGTATCTCTGGTTCAGAGAACGAATCACCGGTGCTGATCAACCTAGACGGTGTTGAAACGTCTGATAAGATCAAGAAATTAATTACTGAAGAGTTCGATAATATCACAGGTATGTTGAACTTCTCGGATCTAGGACATGATATATTCAGGTCTTGGTATGTGGATGGACGATTGGTTCACCACTTAGTTGTTAACGAATCTAACCTCAAAGCAGGTATCCAAGAGATACGTCCTATTGATGCTGTTAAGGTTCGCAAAGTTAAAGAAGTTAAGTACAAGAAAGACGATAAGACTGGCGCAAAGATTGTAGACAAGACAGAAGAGTTCTATGTCTTCCAAGAGAAGAACCAGACTCAGAGCGCAGTCAAGTTAACACCAGACTCCGTGTCGTATGTTACCTCTGGTATCACTGACCCGACTAAGAAACGTGTCGTATCTTTCTTACACAAAGCAATCAAACCTATCAACCAACTGCGTATGATGGAAGACAGTCTTGTAATCTATAGACTTGCTCGTGCGCCCGAACGTAGAATCTTTTATATAGACGTGGGTAACCTTCCTGCTAACAAAGCAGAGCAACACATGAAGGAGATCCAGACTAGGTATCGTAACAAGTTAGTATACGATGCGAGTACTGGTAACCTCAAAGATGATCGTAAACATATGTCTATGCTCGAAGACTTCTGGTTACCTCGTAGAGAAGGTGGTCGTGGTACTGAGATCAGTACACTTCCCGGTGGCGAGAACCTTGGACAGATTGATGACATTGTATACTTTCAGAAGAGATTGTATCGTTCATTGAACGTGCCCATTGGTAGGTTGGAGCAGGAGTCACAGTTCAGTCTAGGTAGATCCACAGAGATCTCTAGAGATGAAGTGAAGTTCCAGAAGTTTATTGACCGTCTGAGACGTAGGTTCTCTGGACTGTTCACGACTATCTTGAAGAAGCAGTTGATCCTTAAACAGATCATCACCCCCGAAGACTGGGAGCAATTCAAGAACGATATACAGATTGACTTTATCCGTGACAACCACTTCACTGAGTTGAAGGATTCTGAACTACTTAGAGAAAGACTAAGTACTATGGATCAGTTATCACAATACGTTGGAGAGTACTTCTCGCGTGAATGGGCAATGAAGAATGTAATGATGATGTCTGATGAAGACATTGAAGAGATGGCAAAACAAGTCGAAGCAGAGAATAGTAAGGGTGGAGACGATGACATGGGTAATGAGGAATAATAATGGAAATTGATTTAGAAACAAACCAAGCAGAGATCGCAGACTTTATCGATCAGATACAAGCACAGAACTTTAATCAAGCAAAGGAACACTTCGATTCTTTACTGAATAATAAAATGTCTGATGCCGCAGAAGCAGAGAAGATTAATGTTGCTGATACTATCTTTAACGGTGCCGAAGACGAGTCTATCGACGATGATCTAACGGATGACCCTGATGAGGTAGAGATACTTGATCAAGAAGGGGAAGTTATCCCTGATGAAGACGAAGATTAAATTAGTTTTAACTCAAAGTTCTTATTTGTATAAATAAATACATCTAACACGGAAACTTAGTATGAAAACATTTCAACAGATCAGAGAGGGTGCCAAAGTTGTCTTTAACAAGAAGATAGATAAGGTACCAGTTAAGATCGTTAAAGAACCGAAAGGTTTCTGTGTGTATATAGACGGTGATAAACTTGACGTGTTCAAGTCGCAGTCAGAAGCAGAGAAGACAGCGAAGACTGTCATAAAGGAACTTAAATGAAACTGATTAGTGAATTCACTGAAACAGGTCTTGAGTGCATTATAGAAGCAAAGAAAGATGGTAGTGGTAAGAACTATGTCATCGAAGGTGTCTTCGCACAAGCAGATCAAAAGAATAGAAACGGACGTATTTATCCGCGATCCATTATGGAGAACGCAGTAAACAAATACGTCACGGAACAAGTTAGCAAGAAGAGAGCAGTCGGTGAGTTGAATCATCCCGAAGGGCCTACTGTTAACTTGGACAAGGTTTCGCACCTCATCACAGATCTCCGTTTGGAAGGAAATGATGTGGTCGGAAAAGCACAAATATTGGATACTCCAATGGGTAAGATTGTTAAAGGTCTCCTTGAAGGTGGTGTACAACTAGGCGTGTCAACTCGTGGAATGGGAAGCATTGAGAACCGAAATGGTGTCGCATATGTTAAGGATGACTTTATCCTTGCAACTGTAGACATAGTACAAGACCCTTCAGCACCAGACGCATTTGTTAATGGGATCATGGAAGGTGTAGACTGGGTTTGGAATAACGGCATTTTGGAACAAAGTGTAATTGAAGATATGGAGACTGAGATCAAGAACGCACCGAAAGCGTATAGCAGTGCTGTACAAATTCGAGAGTTTAAAAATTTCCTCTCGTTAATCAAATCTAATATGTAAGGAGTCAATTATGACTGAAGAAAGTAAAGTCGAAGTTGAACTTCACGATGATATTAACGAAATCGTGGAGGAAACTCTCGAAGAAAAAGCACCTACTGCTAAAGGCATTAGTACAGACGGTCAGGAAGTATCTGAACCAGAAAGTATTGCGTCTGTAGACAAGGCGGCTAACGCAACCACACAAGCGGCAGTCCCTAAGACTAAAGCAGGTATGGTCAATGCTATGTACCAGAAGATGAATAAGTTAGACAAGAAGAGTCTTCAGGCGGCATACGGTAAAATGATGGGCGAAGAAGTAGTAGTAGATCAAGAAGTTGTTGCTGAGACTAGCACGACTGCTGAGTTAGATGCACTAGTCGAATCAGAGGCAACTCTGTCAGACGAGTTCAAGACTAAGACTCAAGCAATCTTTGAATCTGCTGTTAAGTCACAACTCTCCGAAGAAGTTGCTCGGTTAGAAGAGCAATATAAAGGTGAACTTGCTGAAGAAGTACAGACTATTAAGTCTGATCTTGTTGAGAAAGTTGACTCATACTTAAACTACGTTGTTGAGTCTTGGATGGAAGACAATAAAGTTGCTGTACAGAACGGTCTCCGTACTGAAATCGCAGAGAACTTTATGGACAAAATGAAGGACTTGTTTGTTGAGTCTCACATTACTGTTCCAGAATCTAAGGTTGACCTAGTTGATGAACTCGCAGAACAAGTTGAAGAACTTGAAGAGAAGTTAAATTCTCAGACTGGTGAGAGCATCAAACTGTCCGAAGAACTTGAAGTACTGAAGCGTGATCAAATCATTGCTGAAGCGGCACGAGGACTGGCAGACACCCAAGTTGAGAAGTTAAAAGGTCTTGCAGAGAAAGTAGAGTTTGATGCTGATTATGCATCAAAAGTTGCCAAACTGAAAGAGCAGTACTTCTCCAAAGAAATCACTGAAGAAATGATCACCGATGAGGAACCTGAAGCACTAGTTGAAGTTTCTGATTCTATGAGCAGGTATGTCGGTAAACTTCAACAAATGTCCAAGACTGCATTTTAGTAGTCAGACTATAATAAATCTTATTTAAGGAAACAAAGATATGAACTCATATGATACTCTCGTTGAAAAATGGGCACCGGTACTGAACGAAAATAGTTCTGGTGAAATTAAAGACGCACATCGTCGAAGCGTAACTGCCGCTATCTTGGAAAACCAAGAGATCGCAATGAACGCTGAACGCTCACAATCACAAGGTTTCGGTGGATTGAACGAAGCCGCTCCCGGTAACGCTACCTCATCTGCAAGCAACTGGGATCCAGTTTTGATCTCTCTTGTTCGTCGTGCTATGCCTAATCTTATGGCATATGACGTTTGTGGTGTACAACCAATGTCTGGCCCAACTGGTCTCATCTTCGCGATGAAGGCACGTTATGGCGCAGGTGCAACTGGATCTCGTGAAGCATTGTTCAACGAAGCAGAGACTCAATTCTCTGGTGATCGTTCAACTAATCACGATTCAGACAACGCTTCTGGTTTCAATGGTATTTCTGATGACTCCGTAACTGGTACTCGTACTGTCGATAGTTCTGTAGACGATTCTCGTCTAACTAGCACTTTCGGTTCTGGTATGACTACTGCCGCGGCTGAAGCATTAGGTGACGGTGTTGGCGCACCATTCGCTGAGATGGGATTCACCATCGAAAAAGCAACTGTGACTGCTAAGTCTCGTGCATTGAAAGCAGAATACTCGCTTGAACTTGCTCAAGATCTTAAAGCAATCCACGGTTTGGACGCTGAAACTGAACTTGCTAACATTCTTAGCACAGAGATCCTCGCGGAAATTAACCGTGAAGTTATCCGTACTATCAACAGTCAAGCAAAAACTGGTGCTTTACAAACTAACGTTGCTACTCGTGGTATCTTCAATCTCAGCACTGATGCTGATGGTCGTTGGTCTGCTGAGAAGTTCAAAGGTTTAGTTGTACAGATTGATCGTGAATGTAACGTGATCGCTAAAGAAACTCGTCGTGGTAAAGGTAACGTAGTAATCTGTTCTTCAGATGTTGCTACTGCTCTTTCTGCTTCTGGTATGCTTGATTACAGTCCCGGTCTTGCTACTACTTTGCAAGTAGATGATACTGGTAACACCTTTGCCGGTACTCTGAACGGACGCATCAAAGTCTACATCGATCCATACGCCACTGCTGATTATATCACAGTTGGTTATAAAGGAACTAACGCTTATGACGCAGGTGTATTCTACTGCCCATATGTGCCTTTACAAATGGTTAAAGCAGTTGGTGAAGATAACTTC